GCCGATGAACTCGCGGAAGTTGCCCGGCGAGTCGTGGTTGGTGACGTCGATCTCTTCACTGTCGAACGACGGACCGTCGATCGTCCTGACCTGCGCGACGGTAGTGTAGGTGCCAGAGCCAGGAGAGTCCTCGCGCTGAAGCAGTGTTCCTTTGCCGAAGATGTACGCCATGTCTTCCTCATGCTTCGGCCCCGTATTGGTGAACTAACGGTGTGATTGGATCAGTTGCCGACGTCTCGGATGACGGCGAGTTCCCAGGTGTCGACGGCGAGGTCGACGTGACAGGTTCCGTCCGCCTGGGCGAAGCCTTCGCGCGTGAGCGGTCCGTACGTGCGGACCTGGCCTGCGTTGTGCGTCTGGGCGATCGAGATCGAGCGGCCGAGTGCGTCGGGCTGAGTGATGAGCGACAGAGACTCGTTCCCGGCGCCGGTGTTGCGCGCCAGCAGGATGTCACCGTCCTTCAGGGCCCACTCATGGTCGTTCGTCGAATCGCCGCCTGTCTGGGCGACCGCGCCGTTGGCGAGACCGGTCCGGCCGGCCAGGTTGTGAACAGTGATTGCGGTTCGCGCCATCGCGACCTCCTTGCTGAGTTACAGAGGCGTCTCGGGCGACGTACCCGAGGCGTGGAACTGGATTTCGAACGTCATGCGCGCGGCGGGAATAGACCCGCTCTCGCCGAAGGCCTCGCCGTACTCGGTCGCGAGAAACCGAGGTGCGGAGCGCGACGTCGCGAGATTCGGATTGGCTCGGACGGCCTGCTTTGCCTTGAGCACGAGCTGGCCGCGTACGTCCTGCTGGTCTGTCAGCGCGGTAACCAGGACTCGCGACCGGTGGTGCTCAAAGTCCGAGTCGTCGTGGTCATTCGCTCGGTCGGTGACGCGGTCTTCGACCAACTCGACCACGAGCGCAGGGAACGCTTTAGAATCGACCGCAAGCGGAACGCCGCCTTCGCCGAACATGTTCACATTGAGCGTCTGGTCCGGAGTGCCTGACCGAACGACAGTCATCCCGGCGAGAGACGAGAGAACTTCCCTGTGAACCGTCTCGGCGTAGTCCTGCGGTTCCATCTACGCGGTGTCCAGCTTGAGCGAACACATCGCGTCGCCTGCGTTCCCGTCGCGATCTTCGACGCCGATCACCTCGTAGACGTCGGAGTTCCCCAAAACGACGCGGTCGGCGTGTCCCGGTGTGTGCGGGTACAGGTCCGCGACGTGCACGAACAGCACCGGACGGCGAGACTCGATTGCGATCCCGAGTGCGTCCGTCTGCGCGTAGTACGGGCGGAACTGCGCCCGGATCACGATCGGCGCGAAACCCTTCGGCGTGTAGGAGACCGACTCACCGAAGACGGCCTGCGCCTTGGTTTCGATCTGCCGGCGGTACGCGGAGGAGTCGATAGGCACACGTCACCCCCAATGCAGGCCAAGGGTTCGGCGAACAGCAGCAACGGACACGGGGCCGCCGAACCCGGCGCCGCTGTCCGCCTTGCCCCAGGACGTGAAGCCGACGGTGCGGTCTTTACGTGCGCTTCGCCTGGCGCAGCACGCGCGGTCGCGTGCAGTACGGAAGCGGATTCGACTGGGAGTGCAGCTTCACGTAGCGCTGGAACTCCGGGTCAACTGCCTGCTTCGAGTAGCGCGGCAAACCCATCGTCCCCTCCGTCTCGACGAAGTCGGCCGGGGCGAACGGGTTGCGGAACAGGCCGCGAGCGCCGACGGGGAAGAAGTGCGCCTTGTCGGTGTTCACGAAGTCGGTCGCGCCGACGTAGCCGTGGTAGTTCTCGAACACGATCCCGGCGTACGGGAACATCCGGTAGACCAGGCCCATTCGGAGCCACTCGCCTTCCATCCAGCGGTCGTACGCCGCTCGGACTTCGTCGTGTGCGACCAGGTCGTCGAAGAACTGATCCCCGCAGAACGCGTGGATGTGGTTGAACATCACATTCGGCATTTCGCGCTGCATGTCGCGGGAGATCCCGTGGCACGTCGTCCGGATGTCACCGACCGATGCGGTGTCGAACGAGAAGTCGACCTCGGCCAGCGCCGAGACGCCGAACTCCGCGAACAGGTCGTAGATCGGAGTCACGCCGTCCGCGTCCATCACGATGCCCTTGAGCGCGGAGACGCGCAGGTGTTCCAGCGTGGCGTCGAACGACGCCGCGTGGTCCATCTGACGCCGGGAAATCTCCGACTCGACGCCCGCCTGTTGGTTCTCCGTCCCGAACTCCCGCACGTCGCGCAGTTCGGACGCCTGGATCGTGTCTTCGAGCGCGATGTGGGGAATCTGGAGCGTCCGGGTCTTCATCTTGTTGACCGTGGCCTGAGTCGCCGGGGCTCCACGAGGGGTCGTCGGGATCAGGGTGAGCCACCCGTCCCGCTCCTCGAGGAGGATTCCTTCCGTCGACACTCCGAACTCTTCGAAGATTCCGAGCTGGCCAGCACGGCCGGGAACGAAAGGCATCTTGTTGATCGAATCCGTGAGGGACCGAACGCCGTAGTTGTCGCCGCTAAGGACGTCGAATACTGCCATTGGTGGTTCTCCGTTTGGCCCCGTGGAATTGAACGTGCGTGGTGGTGCGAACTATCGGACGAGAATCCCGAGGTTCTTCTCGAGCGCCTGGATCGCGTCGGCCTTCTCGGCCGCGTTGATCGAGGACGGCCAGACGATCTCGTTTCCGTTCACGATGGCGTTGCCGCGAACCAGTGCGACGCCGTTCGCGTTGTCCACCGAATCGAGCGCCGTGATGTTCTCGCCGAGGATGCCGGCCGGAACCTGCTCGCCGAGTGTCCCGTCCTCGTCGAACTGGAGGTACTTTTTCGCCGTCTGGGTGACGGTGATCACGAACGTGTCGCCTGCGGCGAAGTCGGTCGCGCCATCGGCCAGCGTGAACGCGAGGCCACCCGCCGAGAACGCCACCGCCACCGTGCCCGTTCCGACCAGCAGGCCGTCGGGGTCGCGCACTTCGAAATCACCGGCGTCGGAGCCCGGCTCGATGAACACGAGCGAGTAGGCACCGTCCTTCGCGGGACCGGTGACGGTGATCGCGCCCATGGCGCCGTTGCCGGTATTTCCGGCACCAGCGACCGCCGCCGCGGTGCCCGACAGACGGGCCCCGAGAACCATGCCGGCTGTGAGGACGCGGTCCGAACCGGATCCTGCCAGGATCACGATCTGCTCGCGGCTGTAGTCGCTGTCCGACTCGGAAACGACGAACTCGAACGGGTGTTGACCTTCGGTGTATTCGGCCATTTGAAAGGCTCCTCAGACCCACGGGTGCGGGTCGTTGATTGGGTTTTGGCCCCGTGGACCTCTGTGTCTGTTGAAATCAGTTGGACGGAGACGCCTGATCCCAGACCCGTCGCTCCTTCGCGCTCGGCGTCGCGACGCTCGCGCGGGACTGGTAGATCGCGTTTCGGTCGATCTGGACCGGCTGTCCGCCCGTGGCGCCGGCGTGCTGCCCGCTGACGTCGGTCGCGGCGTCACGGGAAGCGGCTTCGTCCATGAGCGTCTTCCGGATGTCTTCGATCGAGACACCCTTCTCGATGAAGTCGATCGCGCGCTGCGGGCACCCGGCGAGCGTGCAGATGTCCTTCACCTCGGCGACGCGCTTCTGGTGCGCTTCGCGCTCGGCGTTGCGCGCCGACACGGCCGCCTGTTCGCTTTGCGAGCGCGCGGCATCGAGACTGATCGCTCCGTCGCCTTCGGTCGTCACGGTCGTGGGCGTGGTCGCCGCGAGTGCCGCCTGCCGACCGCGCTCCTCCGCTTCCTTGATGTTCTGCTCGTTGCAGGCCGCCAGAAATTGCTTCTGTTCTTCGGTCAGGGTCGCCATGATTGCTCCTGTGCTGGATGCGCCGACCCGATTGCCGGCTGGTTTCAACCTCGCCCTCAGTGCATCGAGGGTTTGGGCGTACGTCTCGACCGCATCCGCGAATCCCACATCGAGGGCGGTTTCGGCGTAGAAGACTCCCGCTTCAGTCGCGAACACTGCGTCGGCGCCCATGCCGCGATTGCGCGCGACCGTGTTGACGAAGATCACGCGGAGACGGTCGATCTCGGCCTGGAGGTTGTTCCGGGCCGTGTCGTTCAGCGGTTCGGTGTCGATGTAGTCGCCTTTGCGCTCGCCGCTGGTCAGCGTCGTGTACTTGACGCCGATGCGGCGGTCCATCTCGCTGAACTCGACATGCGTCGCGATGACGCCAACCGAACCGACGCCGCCTGTGCGCGGAAGCGAAACGCGCTCCGCCGAACTCGCGAGCGCGTATGCGGCAGAGAACGCGTTGTCGTTCGCGATCGCGTAGACTGGCATCCGCGCCCGCGTCTCGAAGATCAGGTCGGCCAGGTCGAACGTGTCAGTGACGGTTCCGCCGGCACTGTCGACGTTCAACAGAATCGCGCGGATACCCGCTTCGCTGCGCGCGCGTTCGATCTGCTTTCGAATCCTGGCCAAGCGCCACTTGAACAGGCCGCCGTTGACCTCGATGACGGCAATCCCGTCGATCCGCGTGAAGTCGTCGTCTCGATACCGGTCGTAGAAGTAGAACCCGAACGCTTCCGGAGCCGGATCGCCTCCGCGCGTGGCGTGGTTGAGCGATGCGAACAGCGAGTCGGCGCGACCCTTTTCGAGCAGTAGCGGCGTGTTGTAGAGCGCTGCAACCAGTTCGGTCGGGTAGCCCTCTTCCGATACGACGATCGGCTGGACGCCGGATGTAGGCTCGGAGCTACGCGGCGTTTGCCTCGTCGTCGCCTTCGACTTCGTCGTCCGCTTCGGCATCGCCGCCCCCCTTGTTCGCAGCCGCTCCGCTGTCGCGGTCGTTCTCGGTTCCGGTGTCCATCTGAGAGGCTCTTGGCAAGCCGAGTTCTTCCTCGCGCTCGCGGTCTGCGACCCGCTCGCGGTCCAGCTCGACCGCCGACACACCGGCGTAGTTCGGGACTTCGCGCGTCCGGGACGTGAGGCCCAGGTCCAGGGCGAGAGCCACCGCCTTGATCTCTTGCAGCGGGTTGACGTACTTCTGGCCCGTCATCGCGACCCACTTCGGCCGCATCAGGATTCGTACCCGGTCGCGCTCTTCTGCGGGCAGCTTCAGTCGCCCCGAAATCAGCGCCGTCTTCAGCCAGCGCGCGAACACGGGCCGGTTGAACTGGAATTGCAGGACGCGGCGTGAGTGCGCGCGCACCCGGCGGAACTGCTCGATGGTCCCTGCGCGAATCGAGCTGTAGTTGACTTGCGCGAGGTCGCTCGTCAGCCCCTCGTACGTGACACCCGAGCCTACGGCGACGCCGCGGAGGTTGTTCCGGACGAATGCCTCGTGATCGTCTGCGCCTGTCGGCGGGTCTGAAAACTTCACATCGTGGCCAGGCTTCAGCTTGACCGAGATACCCGGTTCGAGTTCGACGTCGACGTCGCCATCGTCATCCTCAGCACCGGAGGTATTGACGTTCCCGAACACGCTCCCGTCGCCGGTCGGAATCGTTTCGATCGCGACGAGCATATTGCGGATCTTCTGGTTCAGGATCTTGGCGTCGTTCGACTCCTGGAGGTCGTGGAGCGTTGTCAGCACGGCGGACAACGACGGGACGCCGCGAAGCTGGCCAGGGCGCGTCGGCGTGAAGACCTGGAGTACGTTTTCCGCCGGCACCGCGACGCGCTGCTGTCCGGCGATCATGTAGTCGCCGGGATGCTGGCGCCACATGTGGTAGGCGGCTCGGCGACCTATCGGATCGAACTCAATTCCGGCTCGAATCCTGCGACCGCCCGGCAGTAGCGCGTTGTAGCTGGCGTCCACTAGCTCGGACTCGAGGATCTGCAACTGGAGCGGGACACTCAGCCCGTCTTCGGCTTGTCGGTCCCGGAACCGCGCGAACACGTCGCCACCTTCGCGGTACGACTGGACGACCATCGCCTGGAGGCCGTAGAAGTCCTGCACGCCGTCGGCGTCACACTCTTCGACCCAGTCGAGCCAGGCCGCTTCGATCTCTTCGCGGAACGCCTTCGACAGCGTGATCGGAGTCGGTGCGATCCCCTCACCGACCACGGAATCGACGAACACTCCGATCGCGTTGAGCGCCCACGGATTGACGCGAGCCTCGGCGCGCGAGCGGCGCCTGAGAGTCTGGACATCACCGCCGAGAAGCGCGTTCACGTGCGCGTTCGGTGCGTACCAGCCGTGCGCGCGGCGACCCGTTCCGGCAGCGTGCCAGGCCGCGTCGGCGTACTTCGTGACGACCTGTTTGCGGGTGAATCGATCCGCGATCCGGCTCAGCAACCCCATCAGTGCCAACCCGTCTTAGTTGCGAACCGTGTCGCTTGGAGCCCCTTCGCTGTCGACCCGGTCGTCGCCGCTGCGACCTCGGCTTCCATCGATTCGAGCGTCGCCATCATCTCTTCGCGGCTCTGGTAGGTGACGGATTGGCCGTCGTACTCGACTCGCTTCACCCCGAGCGCAATCGCGGCCTTGAGCGCGTCGATGTCGGACTGTGTCCACGCCATGACGAACTCCTCACCCGAGATACTTCGACCGACGCTTTCTCTGCCTCGGTTGCGGCTCTGTTTTCGGTACCGGTTCCACCGAGGGAGCCGGCGCGGAGGCGATCCGCTCCAGCAGCGACCGCTCCGCCTCGAGGTCCATCCCCATCGAGAGCGCGGCGTAGTAGGCGCCGTCGCCGTACACGTGGGTGTCGAGTGCCTCGTTGCGAGAACCTTCTTTTTCGAGCATCCAGACGAACTCGTCGCGCCCAGCCTTGTTGGTCCGGGTCGCGCGAACCTCTGCGGTCAGCTGGTCGAAGTAGTCCGACGCTTTCAGCGTCCCGTCGCCCAGGTCCACGCCGAGGTCGCCCGGCAGTCGTCCAAACATCTTCCCGTTGATGCGCTGGCCCGGGATCGACCCCACCGGGAAGCGCGGGAAGTGGATGTAGCCGGGCCCGGGTTCGAGGATCCGGTTGAGTGAATACTGGAGCGTCGTCTTCGCGGGATCGACGTTGATCGTGTAGAGCGGGATCTTCCCGATGTTGTTGCGCGTCGGCTCGCGGACGAACACGTTGCCGGCCGGACCCGCGCGTCCCTTGATCCCGAACAGATACGCGCGTCGGCCATCCGGCGTCGCGTACACGGCCCGGTTGCGGCAGAACTCGTACGCGCGCTGCGCGTGGTGGCCCTGTGTGTCCAGGCACGTCGAGCGGATGTAGTCGACTCCGCCGCGCTCCATCGGGAGCGGCCGGAGCATCAAGTCCCACATCTCGCCCCAGAGCGGCGGCGCGGATGGATCGCCGCGTAGGACGTAGTACGCGAGTTTCCACGACTCGTCGTTCAGGCCGTATCCGGTGATCTGGCCTTCGAGCCGATCGTCCTGGGTGTCGAACCCGGCGGTGATCAGAACCACCTCTTTGGGGACGACGACCAGGCCGGCGTGATTGGTCGGGTACTCCTCGAGTCGCTCGTTCAGATCGCCGCGGACCTTCACGCGCTGCTGCTTCCACGGCTCGCCAAGCACGGTGTTGATGAACGCCTTCACGCGCTCACCCTTGCCCTGGGCCGTGATCCACTCTTCCGCGAGGTGCGGGAGCGACATGTTCGGCCACAGCGCGTACAGCCCGGAGAGTCGGAACCCCGCGGTGCCGTTGAATGGCTTCGAGGCGATCCAGCCGATATCCGGGTCGTCTTCGTTCTCAGACGCGCGCCGGATCGCCCGGTGGCGCTGCGCCTCCGACCAGGGCTTCTCGCAGTCCTCGATTTCGCAGTAGTAGCGAGCGGTCGTCGGGAGATGCTCGCCGCGCGCGCCCTTCTTCCAGCGCACCTGTTCCCAGCGCAGCGTCTGGGGATGGCCGCAGTGTGGGCACGGGACGAACAATTGTCGCTGGTCGCTCTCCTCGTAGGCTTCGCAGATCCGATCGCCTTCGTCCGTCGGGGAGCTGTTCATGCCGATTTTCCGATTCGGAAACGTCGTCGTTCGCCGCGTCGCGATCGTCACGGGGTCGCCTTCGCTACCGGCCGACGCTGGGAAGCGGGCTACCTCGTTGAACAGGACCACGCGGATCGGGTCTCCGGCCAGGTCGGCCGCGACGTTCGCGCCGACCATCCGGATCGAGCCGCCCGGGAACTGCTTCTCGAGTGTCGTGTTGTCTGAGTCGCGGGACTTCGGGTCGCCGATGATCTGCCGGAGGACCGGCGTGTCGCGGATCATCGGCGCGAGTCTCGTCTTCGCGTTGTGCAGCGCGCCGTTTTTCGTCGGCTCGACGATCATCACCGGCGACGGGTCCTGGTGGACGAAGTACCCCACCGGGTTGAACACGCCGCCCTCACTCTTCGCCAGCTGGCTCGCCATCATCTGGACGACGGTCGTGACGCGCGGGTCACTGTACGCGTCCATCACCTCGCGCATGTACGGGACGCGTGAGGTCTTCCACTGACCGGAGTACGCGGACGTGCCGGGGCTGACGATTCGGTATTTGTCAGCCCACTGACTGACTGTGAGTTTCGGCGGTGGCCGCAGCAGTTGAAGCGCGACTCGCGCGGCTCTTCCGAGTGCCGGGTGCCCCTGTAGTTGGATCTGCGGCGACTTCGACTTCCGCTTCCGAGATCGAGGAGAGCGCGGCTTCGACCGCTTCGCGGATGAGGGTCGTTTTTTCCGCGAGCGTTTCGCAGTCATGGAGCCCCGTCGCGACGTCGTCCGGGAGCGACATGAATGCCGAGCGGACCTCGTGGAGAACTTGACTCCACGCCAACTGCACCTGGGGCGCGGGAATCAGCTTCCCGTCGAGGACGTCGAGTTCGCGTTCTTTGAGTTCAGCCTGGGCCGTCTTCAGCCGGCGCTCGGCTTCCTTGATGTCGACGATCTTGCCGCCCTGGCCGAGCTTGGTCTGGAGATCGACGATGTACGCCTTCGCACACTCGATCAGCGGATACCGGCCGCGCGACGCCTTCGGGATGACACCCTCTTGCGCGAGCTGCTGGACGCGTCGCTCGGTCAGGTTGAACAGCGCGGCGAGCGTTCCGACGTCGACTGTGTTCTGGGTCTTACTCTTCGTCTTGCGCGCTGCCATCACCGCTCCGGTGCAGTTCGCGCGGACCCATCGGCTCGACCTCGCCGCAGATCGGGCACCACGCCAACCAGGCCGGGCCCAGGACGGCGGTGCAGTCGTCGCCTGGACACAGGACGCGATCAGGCAATCGGCATCCCGATGTCGTACCCGGATTCGGAATCTCGGGCGCGCAGGAAGTCGGCGATCTCGGAACGGGTCGGGCACCGGTCGAGTGATTCGATCGGAGGCATTTTCGCGAGAATCTCGGCGCAGTCGTCTTCGGTCAGGGTGCTCTCTTTTCGGACGATCCGATCGATTCGGCCCACACTCGCGCAGTCCTGGCAGACCTTCGCGTGTCGCGAAAGGCCGAGCACGGGTTCACCGCAGTGCTTGCAGGGTTTCGGTTCAGCGATCGCTTTCTTGCGGAAGCACTGGAGACAGATCCTCGCCTGCCTCGCACGGTTGACGATCGGGCGAGAGCAAGCGCTACATCGCTTTGGCCCTACCCGCTTCGTGGGCGTGTATGGCTTGCGGCGTCGAACCAAGCCATGTCCGGACGCTGCACAGTCGAGACAATACTTGGCGCACTTCGAACGCCCCGTGATTTCACCGTCGCAGTGACGACAGATTCGCGGCTTCACTACCCGTCGCCGTCCGCCGCGCCCTTCGTCGACGCAGTCCAGGCAGTAGCAGGCGCCCGCTGACCGGTTCACGATGGGTCGTTTGCAGGCGCGACATGGTTTCATTCGGGACGGCCCCCGTAAGTAACCGAAACGAAATGGAAAATTTTTGGGTGGAACTAGAGGTGCAGACGGATGTCGCGTTACCCGCTGAGGGAACGGCCTTTCTCAGTACCTTTTTCTGTGTGGTCCTCGTCTCCATCATCCACCGGCAGCTCCGTCATGTCGTGGAACTGCGCGGCCAGGTCGAACGTCTCGCGCGATTCGCCGAGCACGGACACGGAAGCGACGGCGGACGCCCAGGTGCCCGCGTCGACCTTGAACTGCATCGCGATACCCGAGTCCGCCTTCGGGGTGTTCATCTTCGTGATGACGACACCGCCGTCGGGAGCGCGTTCGAAGTAGAGTCCGTCGACTGCATGGAACATCGGTGTTCCTTTCTGCGCCGGTGTGCGGCTGCGAGAAGTGCCACGATCTGGAGCGCGATCGTGGTGGGTTCGGGGCAATCGATCACCTTGCCCGGTTCAAAGAAGATCCCGTCAGTCCAACAGGGCGGGTCGCTCGGGAGCCGCGGGGGGAAACCTGCCGACCAATGGCCCCACCTCCGCTGGTCCGACTTCGTTCGTACACTGGACTGTGACTGAGTGCGCGAAGCGGAGCGGGCCGACCGGGACAGTCACGACGACGCCGGGTTCCAGGTCAGCATCCACCTGGAACACGTTGCCATCGATCACCACAACGCACGTCATCAGGTAGCCTGTGCCGTCGCCGCCCACGTACAGCGAGGAGCAGTAGCGACAGTCGCCGTCTTCACACGGCCACTCGGTCAACGGCGGAGGGCTGACGCATTCCGGATCGATGGCGAAAGCGGGGTGGCACGGCCCTACGATCGAGATGACTGCGATGGCAGCCAACCATCTCGCCGCCGGCATCATCGCTCCAACTTCGAGATCGAGTAGGTCGCCCCATTCGGGTTCGAATGGATCACCCGCAGCTTCGCGTGCGCGCGCGGCATCTTCTGCGCGATGACATCAGATGCCGGAGTGTCACCACTGCCGACATGGTAGACCGTCTGAACAGCCGAGTTCTGCGTCAGGCCGAAACTCTTCCAAACCTTGTATGCGCCATCGACCGGATCTTCCACCAGGATCTGGAGCGTCAGCGTCGGAGGCGTCCCATCGATCGCGGTGATGTGCCAGATCAGCGAGAAAATCCCGCTTGCGCTTTGGAACACAGTTGAGTCGTTGATGGTGGCGGTTCGCTCGGCCAGATCAAAGATGACCATCTCGACTCCTACAGTCCTGGGAAGCGGATGCGCTCGAATTCCCGCTTGGCCTTAGGGGTGAAGTTCGCCTCGGCCGTGCGCTGTGCAACGCGGTAGAACTCGACGGTCGGGTCGAGGTCGGCTGAATCGCGCAGCACGTACGCGAGGCGGATCGGGTAGCGGCGCTTGCCGGTGCGAACGAAGATCCTGTCTCCGTCGTTCGAGAGAAACCCGCGACCACCAGGTCCGGTCAGGGCTGACGGAGTGCGACGCTTGCCTACACGGCCCCGGGCGCCACGCTTGATGTTGACCGGAATCGCCAATCGACCGCGGAACGTGATGCGCTCCACCCGACCGGACGGCCCGATCGTCGCGCCTTCGCGATGCTGGAGAAGAATCTCCTCGGACTTCGAAGGCGCTCCAGTCGGAGACGTACCGCGCGGCGTGACGTACGCGACCAGGCTGTCCGGCTTCGCACCGAACGACCGGAATCCTGCGATGAACCGGCCGGCACTCGCGCCCGCGTTCGGAAACGTGCGCTCGATGTGTTCCTGTTCGGCCTCGCGGATGTCGAGCGCGGTACGCGACAGTGCGCGCGCCATCGCGCGACCGACTTCTTGATTGCTCAGCTTGACGAGGTTGCGCCGGAGCTCGCGCGTGTCGAGCGTGATGAACGACTCGGCCACGGCGTGCTCCCAAAAAAGAGGCGGCCTCCGAGGGGAATCGAAGGCCGCCGAATTGGATGGGTTTGATCGAAGAGAGCGGGATCAAGGGACGCGCCGCTGTGTCAGACACACGACGCGTAGCATGACCAGAATTGCACTTTTCTCGCGGGTCGGCAAGGTCGCAAAAGTGCCTCGAAACGCGGGATTTCGTGGCAGTTTTTCCCCGTGGAACGCTCGAAACCCGCGATTTCGTGGCACTACGAATGATTTGCTGTAGCGGCCGCTGAGAGCATCCCAGGCAGCAGCGGGACGATCGCTCGCAACTGCTGCGTCGTGACACCCTGGCGCGACAGGTACCACGCGGCCGAGATCAGCTTCACTTCGGATTCGGTGTAAAGCGCTTGATTTCCGCTTGCCACACGCGCGCTCGGCTCGACGATGCCCTTCTCTCGCCAGCTCCGTAGGCGGCTGCGCGGGATGCCGACGATCCGGCTGACCTCGCGCGGTTTGTACGTCATCGCGTGCATCCGCGCCCCATCCGCTGCTTCACCACCAGCCGCGCACGGTTCACCCATCTCCAGACAATATCGCGTGTCCACCACTCGGGAAACGCCGGCTGGACTTTCAATCCGTTCGCATACTCCGCCGCGCTTTGGTAACTGCCGATCTTCGGGTGCAGGTACACGCGCCACGCCTGGAGAGCGAACGACCAGCGATCCGCCTCCCACGCACGTGGACGGTTGTCCATGATCGAGCGGAGGTACTCGTACTCGTCGAGATCGCGGACCAGATGACGCTCAGGGTCCGGTGATGGGCCTCCCCCTGCCTTCGGAACGTCGAACTCTCCCGACTCGTCCTGCGTCCACGGCTGCCGGCACGACGCGCAGATTTCGACCAGGTGCCAGCGACCAGGAAGGCGCTTGCCGCGGAACTCGATCGTCTTCGGCCCGCCTTTGCAGCGCGCACAGATGACGCCGCGAATCGCGCGCAAGTCCTGTGCTTGGATCGAGTAGCGCGAATCGACGAGGTGGAAGTAGCGCGACGCGACCTCATCCGGTGTGTGGAACTTTCGGATGGTCAGTGCTTTGGCTCCCGCTGTGACTCGCGCGCCGCCCGCTCCGCAGCGCGCTGCCGGATCTGGTCTCGGGCCTGCTTCGCGCGCTGTAGAGCGTTTTCGCTCACGAGACTCCGGATCTCCTGCGCTCTGTGATAGCGGGTCCAGTAGATCAGGCAGCACCCGAAAGCCATTAAGGCCAGCCCGTAACTGATCTGGATCGCGCCGGCGATAATCGCCCCCCACCCCAACCGAATCCAGGTCTCGTCCTTCACTTCGGCAGCCGATCGCGGATTTCCTCGAGCGTCACACCGATCAGGTACAGCGCTTCGAGTAGATCGCGGTCATCGACTGTTGCCGCGTCGTTCTTGTTGAGAAGCGGATCGAACCGGCTCTTGACGACTTCCTCCGGCTTCGGCTTGGGCTTCGCTTTTGATTTCGCCATCGCTACTCCTCGCACTCGGCCAACACTGCTTGGCGGCACGCCTCGCGAAAAGCCACCCGGTTGTCCGGTGTGCATTCGGTGCCGGCGAACTGCTCGACGACTTTCGACAAGCGCCTGCCGACACTGTTGCGGAACTCGGTTCCGAGGTCCGTGATGAAGCGGTCCCAGTGGCGAGCGTCGCGGTAGAACTGCATGGAGGCGGTCACGAAATCCACTCCACAACCCAATCCTTCGGCGGCCCACCCGTCACGGCGAGCCACTCGAACATCTGGAACCGTTCCGCCGCGACCAACAGCCGGGTCCGCGAGTCGCGCGCGTTCTTCGCTTTCCACGAGCCTTTGACTTCGACGAGTACGTAGCGCCTGGTTACGCCCAACGACAGCACCAGGCCGAAGTCCGGTGTGTACGTCAGGCCGCGCGCGAGGTTGAACGTCATTGGGTGGTAGTCCCAGTCGATCATCACCCGACCTTCGAAGAATCCACACTCTGCTTTGGCCAGCGCTTCGACGTACTGCGCGAAGTGGGCCTCGGTTGTTGAGTCGTAGATGGGTTGCTTGGGCGTCGCGTCGACATGCCCGCGGTCGCGCTTGCGGTTGGCGAGTTCGCGACGCACGGCCAGGCGGTGTCGCGGGGAGAGCGCGGAGAGGTCGAGTTTCATCCCCGACCTTCTTGACGGCGCTGAACTCTCGCGTGGATCTGATACACACGCCCATGTTGCTGCGCGGCGAGTTCTTCCCGCAGATCCACCACCTCCGCGCGCAGGGACTCGTTCTCGGAACGCAGCTCGTCTTGGTCGTGAAAATGGAACATGAGCATCCGCCACCGCGACCCCATATCGGAGAGGTTGTCCATCAGTGCTCCCCCGCGCCCAACTGCGCCATGATCTCGCCCGGACCGATCGCGATCGCCGGCGCGAGCGGCTCGAACTCACCGGCCGTCACCGCATAGCGCTTGCCTTGAGGCGGCCACTCGCGTGGCGGCGGCAGGTATTTGCCCGCGTGATACTGCTCGCGGTGCATCCCGGCCGCGTAGCGAGCAGCGGACCAGATGTCAGCCGGAAGCGGTACTCGGTTCCAGTGGTGTGAGCGCAACAGGCCGCGAATCGCCACGGCGAGGAAGTGCAGCGGGATCTCTTCGGTCACGAACACATACTGGTCGACCCGCGTCCCGAGTTCCTCCGCGTACACCGCGAACAGGCCGCTGATCAGCTTCGTGCGCATTTCGAGTACTTCGGCACTCGCGCGCTGCGTGGCGCCGCCATCGATCACCTGGTCCAACACGCTTCTAAGCTCGTCCATGCGTCACCCTCGCTATCGCTGCCTGTAAATCCGTGTCGAACTTTTCGCGCTTGGCGGCCGGGGACGCGCGAGCGTTGCGGCGCGCGGCGTTCGTGAGTTGCGGCCACTTGTTGCGAAGGTCGGCCCCGGACCGGATCTCGACTTCGTAGCCCGAGTCGCGGTTCGCGGGCGACATCGCCCATCGCACCGCGATCACGAGGCGATCGATGAGCGCTTTCTCGCCGGACGCTTCGAACAACTGGCCCAGTTCAGGGGCGCATTCCGGCATCTCGGCGATCGCCTTCGCCGAACGCAGCCGCCATCCCTTCGGGAACGCGGCGCCCTCCACGGACTGGAGTTCCGACTCGAGTACGTCGACCACGGCGAACGCCCAGCCAGGTGGCGGGTTGGGCTTCAACTTCGGTTTCGATCGGGTGGAACTCGAGACCGGAGCCGCCGGAGGCGGCGACTTGGGGTGTTCTTTAGGCCCAGGCCCAGGTACTGGCTCAGGCCCAGGCCCAGGAAGTGCGCCTATGGGCGGACGTTGGCGGACAGTGTCGGCCGTTGGCGGACAACGTTTGCCACCGTTCGCCGTTGGCTGCCCAGAGTGGTCGGGCGGCAGACTCGCGAACAACTGACCAGCCCGGTGCACACGCTTGAGAACCCAGTCCTCGCAGTGCGCGTGCCAGTTGTGAACGACGAGACGATGGTCAGGGTGGGTATCGATCCACCGGGTTGAGACAAGCGCCTCTACGAGTTCGCGACCTGGGCACCGGTCCCAATCGAGGCCGGCCGCGATCTCGTCGTCAGTGAAGCGCCCGACATCGCCACGCTGCGCGTTCTCGGCCGTGAAATCCCACAGCGCCTGAAGTAGCCCCTTCGCTTCCCAACTGGAAAGCGTGAGCTTCCGCTGCAACAGCCGAAACTTCAGCTTGAGGTCTGTACCTCGCTTCATACAGCGCGCACCCCCCGGAGCGCTTCGGTCCTACAAACACACCTCTGGTCGATCACCAATCGCGCACGAATAACACTTCGCGCCCGGCATTTGAACGAGCACCTTGCCAGACAGCACCCACTTTCCGGGCTTCCGATAGACGAACTCGCAATCGTGTGAATCGATATAGCTCTGCTTCTCGACCATCGACCAGACGCACAGCGGGACGAACAAGATGGTGGCAGCGAGCAACGCAAGCAGGATCCGCCCGCCCCAGTCCTCGCAGAGATCCCGGACGAACGCGATCAAGCCCCACCCTCAAACAACAACGACCGCCAGACCCGCCGCGGATTCCGATGCGCCGTCACCCGATCGCTGGCGCGGTACTGGTCGGTCGCCTCGATCCATCTGTTGTCCCGAGCCCGCCGCATCACCGCGCCCATCGCGCGCGGCTCGTGCGGCCCCTTGCACTCGGGAATCCGCGACCACACCTCGTCGACGATGAACGACTCGAGCTCGATCGCCGTGCGCCACACTGCTTCAAGCGCGTGCGCGGCCCAGTCCCACTCGACGTTCGCGGCCACGCGGTTGATCGCATCGTCGCGGGCGTGTGTTGCGGCGGGTGCGTCGAAGTTGAGTTCGGGCTGGTTCACTGCTTGATGCGCTCCGGATCAGCAGCCATTCCGAGCTCATCCGCGAGAACAGCGACGAAGTGGTTCTTCTCTGGATCCTTCCCCAGATCAACCATCTCGTCGTCGAGAATGCGCGTGAATGTCCTGGGGCGACCAGCGTCGTCCCATGTGTCGATCCGCATCAGAACTTTGATTGCCACACCACCCCCCCCTCTGAATTTCGTCAACCGACCACCCTCCGATACAGCCGCGCAACACGATGATGGGTCCGCGCGAGCACGCGCTTGCGGCCGATCTGGAGACAAGGTGACTTGTACCCGAGTAGCCTCGCGACTTCGCCCTTCGTGAAATACTCGGCTTCGAGCTCGCGCAGCAGCTTCCACGTCGGCCCGGCCGGAATCAGCCCGTGGTCGGCGACCGCGTCCTCGTCAACCGCGAGGATCGCGTCGGCGGTGCGCTTGCGAGTCTGCTTGTTCTGGCCGGACAGAATCTCGAACACCGTCGTCGTACCGATGTCGCACGCGGCTGCGACCTGTTTGTATCCGACACCTCGTTTCGAGAGGCGCTTGAGATGCCGACGCGCAGGCTTCGCGTCCACCAGGCCGTTCCAGACGAGCGACACCCGGCAGTCGCCACAGATTCCACCGACGCTGTCCTTGCGCAGATGCCGGCCGCGAGGGCAGCCACTCTCGTCGATTCCGGGGCAACCGAGGTAGGTCCGCGTCCTGATCGACCCATCCCGGCGCGTGAACTTCTGCTCGACCGCGATCGGCGCGCGAGGTGTGAAATCCGCGAGAGCCTCTTTCGCCCGCCGCTGGCGCTTGTGGTACACGGTGGTGTTGGCCTGACGGCACGGCGCGCACCGACAGCCACGCACGTAGCAGGCGCGCGTGCCGTGGGCGTGGTCGCCTTCGAAGATCAATTTCACGCCGACACCTTCACACACCGTTGTGACCAGCCAGGACTCAAGCCACCTGCTCCCGCACGCGCGGCACGACCTTTCGCACCCCCCGCGCCGCAATCCCCTCGACAGCCCGCCCGATCCCTTCGAGCCGAACCTGTGTCTCTCGCAGTTCGGTCAGCAGTTCCGCAAGCGATTCCTCGACGGGCGGCGCGACGATCTGCCATCGCACCCCGCACAGCTCCGCGATCGCGTCGAGCAGCGGGCCCGGGTTGGTCCGCAGTACCTGATCGAACAGTTGCCAAGGCGGATTGAGATCGCCCTGCCCAGCCACCGTTCGATCGAGCTTCCCGAGCGCGCCCGTCGACGTCGGCCAAACATCGCCGGCAATCTCGGATTTGTGTCCCTCGATGGCATCCGCCACTCCTCGACGGAACTGGCTGGATTCGCGAAGGTTTTCCGTCACGCTGAAACCTGCTGAAAGCGATTACCAGTTGTTTTCAGGTCGGGAGCGACGCAAGAAAGGGGCGATGCAGCTTGCAGCGAAGACACGCCTCGTGAGAGGATGGAAAAGTGCGGAGGCGCCGCGGGGGCGACGCGCTGAACAGGGGGGATCGTGGAAGACTCCGCGCCGTTCTCGACGGGCGAAACAGTGTTCGTTCTCGCGCTGTACTTCCTACCGTGGCTCGTGGCTAAGGCGCGCGGCCACCACCAGTCGGGCGCGATCTTCGCGACCGTCACCCTGCTCGGATGGACTGTTGTCGGATGGATCTTCGCGATGATCTGGGCGTACACCGCGATTCCGCCGGAGTACCGGCGGCGGTGACACTGGCATGTTTTGGGAAGCAAACACTCTTGCGCTGTCGCGTCACTGGGCGCGTTGGTAGCGTGCAATTCGTGAAGGACGCAACCGGTCATGCCGCAGGAACTCGAGCCCCTTCGACAACGAGGTCTTCGAGGCTGATTGTTCCACCACCAGGGGTAGGCTCAGCATGTGAAGCCTTGATGATCTGAAGCGCCGTGGAAGCGCTACAACCACCGCCGAGGCACACGCGATTCACAGTCCTCTGCTGGAGTCCAGCTCGACGGGCAAACGCCGCCTGCCTTTCGTCTCGTGCGTCCAAGTACTCGTTGATGTCCATGACGCGACCGAAGCTAGGCGTATCCGACTCGGATGTCAAGGCGGTTTCGTCTGTTCGCATGCGAGTCCTTGACGACTAGCCTCTATCCCTACGGGGGAGGCCGCGAAAATGCGCGAAACGGACTACGAAGCGATTCTGGAAGCAGAGCCGGTATATACCGACGATCAGGGTAGGGACGTGTGGGACATGGACTTGATCGTGCGCCAGCTGCTCGTGAATATCATGAACGACCGGGGATGGAGTCAGGCGCAAGCGGCCAAGAAATTCGGCTTCTCACAGAAGACACTTAGCCGATTCCTATCTGGCCAGCAGAACACCTCTCTCCGCAAGCTGTCACAGATCGCTACGGGGCTGGAAACCACCCCTCTCCGCTTTCTCGACAGCCATCCTGACCTCGGGCGGAAACGTCCCGCAGTCCGGATCGTGCGCGACAAGGTGTACGACCGATTCCGATCAGTCTTTACTCCGCAGGAGCAAGATCAGTTGCTCACCCTGATCGAAGAGATTCGCAACTTGGGACTCTATGCCGCCGCTGTTTCTACGCTCAAGGGCATCGTGGACGCCGGCAAGATCGGTAAGCGGCGAGGGAAACGCGAGGCGCGAAAGAAAGTAGGCGGATAGGACTTGCATACCTAGTCGGATGCGCCTACAGTGGGTTCCGTCACCAACACGGAGCCGACGTGCCCACCACCGAATCCGACCGCATCCACACCCACTACGCCACCCGCGACGCCGAACGCGCCGCCGCCCACGACGCCCTCGAAGCCGCCCGCGGCCCCATCTGCGACGAGCCTGGCTGCAAGGGCCCGATCTGGCATCAGTCGAAGCCGCGCGTCCGCTGCCCGAAGTGCAAAGGGCAAGGGCGATTGCAGGTGGCCGACCGCGAGGAGATCCGGCGGTTGGAGCGCGCGTACGACGCGGCTTGCGTGGTGGGGGACTAGGCCGTGGGCATCGTCATCACCTGCGAGCGGCTTCCGGACTTCTGGTTGCTCTCGATCCAGCACGCGGACGGAGACCCCGACGGCGGCGACAACCCGTGCGCGACAGGGCGATCGCTACCCGAAACACTCCGCGAACTCGCGAACACACTGGAGCGCTCTGCGGTCGTCGCCTTCGAGAAGGAACACGTTATCCCGTACCACAATGATCCGACGATCGGACTGCGCGCGGTGGCACGATGAGCGACTTCCAGTACCTGTTTCCAGACTGCGATTCGACGGAGACACCTTCGCGCGGGCTATGCAGAAGGCACTATCAGGTAGCCCGGAAACGCATCTGTAATGGTCATGCGGACGAAGACGATCTGATCGAACGCGGCCTGATGCTGCCGGCGCATACTACGCGACCGAGCGTTGTCTTCGATGTCGGCAGCGAAGTGAAAGGCTACCGCGACAAGGCGCTGTGTTCGCTGGAATGCGCCGTGCAGCATCTGTGCGGCGAGCAGGAGAACAACTCGACTGCGATCGCGGAGGCGCTGGCGTGAAACGCACCCTCGCTATCCGCTTCTGCGCCTGGTGCGACAGCTTCATCGGCTTCGCGCTCTGGCCCTGGACGCCAAGCAAGGGCTGGATCGCCGTCACACACGGCCAGTGTCCGGCGTGTGGCGAGAGGATGGCGGCGGAAGCCGCTCTGGAGGGTTGAGATGGAAGAGTGTTTGGCGCTTCACATTCTGATGGGAGCAACGATCGGACTGGAAATCGTTCTCGCTTTTGCGGTGGGCGTCTTGGCTGTGAGCAGGCTGATCGGACGATGACACCTCTCGCAATACTCTCGATCGCCCTATCGCCCGTCGTCGTCGTTCTGCTCGTCCGGGAATTCATCCTCTGGCGCCGCGAGCGAGCCGACAAGCGCAAGGACAGCGAGGACATTCAACGCCACTTCGAGAAAAAGTACGGAATCAGGTGAGAGTCCGGCACGGGGCCGGTGGGGCGCACGCCTTACAAACTTGGGATGGGGCGTGCGCCCCAGTTGGGGACTGAATGGACGCGTTTGAAATCGTCTGTGACTCGCTGACCGACCGCTTCGCATGGCTCGAAGCGCGCCGCACCGGCATCGGCAGCAGCGACTCTCCGGGTGTCCTCGGCATCGCATCCGTCTCGCGCTGGACATCGCCGATCAAGGTCTACACGGACAAGATCACCGACGTCGAAGACTTCGACTCCGAGCCGATGAAGTGGGGCCGCATCCTGGAACCGCACATCATCGAAGAGTTCGGCCGCGACATGTGCCGCGACGTGACCACGTACCAGAAGCTGACGCGCTCGCGCGAATGGCCGTGGATGCTCGCGACGTGCGACGCGAAGCAGCTGGCCGGCGAGAAGCCGGGGACCGGCATCCTCGAGGTCAAGGCCACCGGCTGGCGCGCGGGCGACTGGTCCGAAGGCATCCCCGAGCACGTCCGCGTCCAGGCGCAGCACCAGCTCGCCGTCCAGGGCTGGGAGTGGGGCTCGGTCGCAGTGCTGATCCGCGGAATGCAACTGCTCTACGCAGACATCGAGCGCGACGAGAAGCTGATCGCGCACATCGTAGAAGCGACGAAGGAACTCTGGGACCGCATCGAGCACGGCGAACCGCCGAACCCGGACGGCTCCGAGTCCGCGCGCGCCGCACTCCAGGCGCTGTACCCCGAAGACACCGGCGAGACGATCGCGCTGCCGGGGGAGCTGATCGAACTCGACAAAGAACGCGAGGGAATCACAGACAAGTTGAAGCGCCTGAAGGACCGGAAGGAATTCATCGACCAGCAGATCAAGGCAGCGCTGGGCGACGCGACCGAGGGACGGCTCGCGAATGGAACTACGTACACACACCGACTCCAGCAGCGCAAAGGGTACGCCGTGAAGGCGGCGGAATTCCGCGTGTTGCGGCGCTCGGGATAGGAGACGAGATGTCAGAAGCGATGCAGTCCACCAGCGCGGTGGCGAAGAAATCGGATAGCCAGAAGACAGTGATGGAGTTGCTCCAAACCCCGTCGATGATCGCGCAACTCAAGATGGCGCTCCCGAAGCACGTCACGCCGGAGCGACTCGCGCGCATCGTGCTGACGCAGATGCGGCTGGTTCCTGACCTCGCGAAGTGCACCCGCGACAGCCTGCTCGGGTCGATCATGACCGCTGCGACGCTCGGACTTGAACCGGGGACGCTCGGTCAGTGCTGGATCATCCCGTACAAGGATCACAAGAGAGGCACGATCGAGGCCACGTTCATTCTCGGATACCGCGGGATGTGTCAACTCGGCTGGCGCAGTTCGCTCGTCTCGTCGATCACCGCCCGCGCGGTCTTCGAAGGCGATCACTTCGTCTACGACTTCGGCGCCGACAAGATTGAGCACGTCCCTGGTGGTGAGACGGACCCCAAGAAGCTGACGCACGCATGGGCCGCGGTGCACACCACCAACGGAGGCCGGCCGTGGGACGTGATGACGCGCAAAGAGATCGAGGACATCCGCCAGCGGTCGCGCGCGAAGTCGGGGCCGTGGTTCACCGACTACGCCGAGATGGCGAAAAAGACTGTCCTGCGTCGCCTCTTCAAAATCTCCCCGCAGTCGCCGGAACTGCAACAGGCGATGGTGCTCGACGAGGCGGCGGATCAGGGGATCTCGCAGGGGATCGACTTCGACATCCCGGAGACGGTGGACATCACGCGGGAAGACGAGCCGGCAGCGACGGATGAACCGGTGCAGACGGAGATGGCGTGATATTCGCAAGCCCGGCCGATCCGTACCGGGATCGAAAGAAGTACCACAAGGCCGCCAAGAGCGACGGGCGCGGGAGCGTCTCGGCTCTGTGCTTCGCGCGCCCGCGCCCGATCAACCTCGCGCACGCGCTCTGGACCCTGCGCGATGAAGCGGTGACATGCCCGAAGTGCCTTCGAATCATCCGCGCCCCGAAGCAAACAGGAGATCCCCAATAATGACCGAACCCCTCGAATACGAAATCACCAACGTCGGCGGCGTCGAGCACGCGTCGCTGACGCTGCGCCCTGGGCTCAACATCCTCCGAGGCCCGAACGGATGCGGCAAGACGAGCTCGATCAACGCCGTCGCCCGCCTCCACGGCTCCGACGTGTCACTCGAGCGTCGCGACGGAACCGACCACGGCACGATCTCCGGCCCCGGTGGCGTGCTGGTCCGCGTCGGCCAGGTGGTCCGCAGCAAGGGCGACGCGTCGCTGTCGATCGTGGACACCACACCCGTCAGCACCCTGATCGACCCCGGACTGAAGGCCAGTGACGCGGCAGCACGCGCACGCCTGCGGGCGCTCGTCAATCTCGTCGGCATCGGCATGGAGGACGACACGCTGGCCGCGCTCGCACCCGACGAAAGCCTACGCGCGTGGCTGCGCCAGTCGATCGAGGACGATCCGACCGAAGACGTGATGGTCGCGCTGAATCGGCTGAAGCACGAGACGGAGCGCCGCGCGCGCGAACAGGAAGCGGTCGCGGAGAGCCAGGACGGCCGGATCTCAGCGGCGACCGAGCGCGCGGAGTCCCTCGTCGAAGCGATCGGGGGCCGGCAGAAGATGGTCTCGGTGTCAGTGGACGACGCGCGGCAGGCGTTGATCGCAGCATCGGGCCGCTACGAGCGCGAGGTTGCCCGCTGTGAGGCGCGGGAGGACCTGGAGGCGCGGCAGGCTGAATTCCAGTCGCTCTCGCCGGAACGACCGGACGTCGAAGCCGCCGAGGCGAAGAAACTGTCGGCGCAGGATGACCTCAGCATGATGGACGCGGCGGTCCACCAGCTCGAAGTGAAGCTCGCCGAGGCGAAAGCCCAGCAGGCTGGCTTCCGCTTGGCGTTGGAGTCGGCCACGGAAGACGCCTTGTCCGTGAAACAACGCGCCGACGAATGGGACGCCGCCCAAGCGATCCTCGCACGTCCAGTCGAAGGCCCGACGCGCGACCAGCTCGACGCGCTCAAGGTCGAGATCGTCAACGACGCCGAGATGACGCTCGAAGCCGCGCGGATCTCCGAGGAGTACGCGGAGAGTCAGAAGGCGTTCGCCGACGCCGTGAAGGGCCGCGACGAGGCGCAGCGCGAAGGCGAGCGGCTCCGCAAGCTCGCGAAGGGGCTGCCAGCTCGACTCGCCGAGATCCTCGACACTGCGGGCGCTCCCGGTATCACCGTGGTCGACGGCCGTGTGTGCGCGTTCGACGGAGACCGCGTGCTCGACTGGGAGCGCCGGCTTTCGGACGGGCAGCGCATCTACCGCGCGCTCGATCTCGCGGCGCGGCGATGGCCCGGTGGCGTGGTCGCGCTGTCCGGGCAGTTCTGGACGGCGCTCGACCCGGAGCACCGCGGGCTGATCGCGAGCGCGGCGGCGGAGCGCGGGCTGTTCGTGGTGACGGAAGAGGCGGACGACGGGGAGTTGCGGACGGAGTGGGTGGGGTGAACGACGTAACCCTCGACATCACCATCCGCCTCGACGCCGGCGCCGATCTCCAGACCATGCGGCGCGCGTTCGACCGCGCACTGATCGCGAACATGCTCGCGCGAAACGGCGGCATGAAGCAACGGACGGCGGATGCGCTCGGCATCACGCGGGAGGGGCTGTGGAAGCTCACGAAGCGGCTCGAACTGTGACCTGCACCTCACCCGCCTGCACCGAACCCGCCACGGTCCTCTGCGCGGACTGCGGCGACGTGCGGTGCGCCGATTGCGTGAGCCCGGATGGGCGGTGCGAGTTTTGCGATGACGCGGTTTTGATGGGGAACACCTAACAGCAACACGGAGGGGATGATGGGAAACGGAGAGAAGCTTCCGCAGTTCGAACCGATGACGCTCGAAAACATCGGTGACGGCAGACTGGAAGGTGAGTTTCAGGACCACTTGGCGACCGCTCAGGCGATCTGGGACGAAGCGTTGATCTTCGAGCAGAAGTCCGACGGACGCGTGACGGCGAAAGTCACGATCACGATCGAGCTCGGGTACGACCCCGACAGCAAGATGAAGTCCTACGGCTTCACCTCGAAGATGTCGCCGCCCAACCGGAAGAAGGTTGTCGGCGCACTGTACCAACAGGACGGCGTCGTGCTCGTCGAGCCAGACCGTCAAGCGAGCTTGTACCCAGTCGCACCCACCCCGATCCACGCACGCAAGGAGGACTGATCCGTGGCGAACGAAGAGATAGCGAACCCGACAGAAATTCCGACCATGGCCGACCAGCCGGCGATCGCGATTCAGAACATTTCGCATCCGTGGGAACAGCACGAGCCGAGCCCGCAGACACAGGTGGTCGACTGCCCATCCGGCAACGGCGTGCTGGTCACGACCCGCGACGGCTACAAGGTCCAACGGTTCGAGGGTGCGAAGGAGCGCATCGAGGCGCACACGTTCGACGATCTCGCCAGCCTCGCGCGTTGGCTGGTCCGGTACGGGAAGGGCGACCAGGTGCAGGTGCTGTTCGGACTCGAAAGGGTGGTCGCGTCCATCGAGCCGACAGCCGTCAACAGTCGCGAGGTCAGTTGCAAGATCCTGCCGCACCCGAGTTACGACGCGTGGGTAAAGGCGACCGCCTCGCCACTCTCGCAGTCGCAGTTCCTCGAGTTGCTCCGCGGTCACGGCGCCGCGTTCGCCGAGAGTGCGGCAGCGGAAAGCCTCGCCGGTGAGTTGCTCAAGATCGAAGTCGCAAGCGGGCACAAGCTCAATTCGGAAATCGACGCGACCGGGCTCCAGAAGTTCCAGGGGTCGGACTCGAAACAAGAGGTTTCCGGAAAGATTCCGCCGAGCTTCCGGCTGTACGTCCCGGTGATCGACGGCGTCATGACCGAAGGCGACAGCGAGGCCCACTACTGGATCGACGTTCTGGTGACGATGTCAATCAAGGAAAACCGGCCGCAGTTCAAGCTGTCGATCCCGTCGCTTCCCCTGATCGAACGACAGGCGCGACGGGAGGCGGCGGAATACCTCGAGCGATTGCTCGGAGACGAGTTCGAGGTCTTGCTCGGGAAGTACGAATCGACCGTGAAGCCGTTCCTCGGATGAGCGGCAAACGCGCCAAAGCGATCCGCGCCCGCATCTACGGCGACCAAAGCCGGCGCGTCGTTGAGTACCAATGGGATCGGACTGGCCGGACCATTCGGTGCGTCGGGTTGCGCGGGAAATATCTGGCGGCGAAGCGGAAATCGAAGTGACCCCTCTCCTCGACGCCGTCAACGCGATCTACGAAGAACTCGAACAGGTCGACTACGACGCGCAGATGCGGATCGTCGGCGTGATGCGCTCCTACCAGATCGTTCAACTCGCGCCCGACTCGCAGGAACTCCGCGCGCTGGTGATGACGCTGGGGCGGTTTCTGGCGCTGCCGTTGGACATCCGGCAGAACGCGCGTCACGCGGTGGGTGCTTTGACGGGCACGGAGGGCGCGGCGTGAGTCGTACCTCCATCCAGTGGACCGACCACTCAGTCAACCCGATCCGCGCGTCCATCGGCGGGAAGGTCGGTCACTACTGCGTGAAGGTCAGCGACGGGTGCAAGAGCTGCTACAGCTCGCGACTCCAACCGCGC